CGAATATTGTTGCAACTTTCGTTCAGCTTGTCGTTCTTGGTTGGTCTTTGGCCGTTATTTCTTGGTCGTACTATAACCCGAATCCCGTAAGGCAAATTGATACGACCTTTGCCGCAGGCTTGCTTTCGGGCGTCCTAACGCAATTTGGAATTGACCTGAAAAGTAAGAATAATGACAAAAAAAAGTTGCAGGGTAAAGTAGATATAGTAGACAATAAAAACTCGAAAGTAGGTATCAAATGAAAAAATTACTTCCTATTTTATTTTTGCTTCCATCTGCGGCGTTTGCCGACATGACCTCGACAATTACGTCATCTGTACAAATTGAAGTTATGAGCGCAGCAACAGCGGCTGATCGGGTAGCAAATTCTTATTCGGTTTCTGGTAGCGGTGTTACCACTACAGACGGAACAACGGCGGGTGTTGTTGGCGGACTAGGAACAGCCACTAA